TCTGCCCCCTGTGCTTCGCCGCGATGATCCCGGTGCAGTAATCCACGATATTGCACACGATCAAAAGCGCCACCGGGATCGCGAGATCGCCAAGCAGCGCCGAGAGAAAGGCAAACACAGCGGATATCACTCCTTTGATCCAGTTTGCTGTTTCCACGTTACTTCCCTCCTTCCAGTTGTCCTTCAAGGACCTTTATTCTCTCCTCCAGCGCCTCCACCTTCGCCGAGAGTTCCTGTATGGCCTTCGTGGCGTATGTCAGCACTTCAAAAGTGTTCACCTGCTTGATCGTCGACCCGTCGTTCTGCGGCGCTTCGAATACGAAGTTGTCCTCAAGCGTCTCAAGCTGCTGGGCGATGTATCCGTTCGCCCTCTCTCCGCCGGATTTGTAACGGAAACTCTTGTGTTCTATCGCGTTGATGACAGAGAGGGCGTCGACGATGGAATCCTTGATGTCTTCTTTGAGCCGTGCGTCCGACGAGGTCATGGTGCAGAACAGCGTGTTGTTGCTGAAATTCGTTACGCCAAGATAGGTCGTTCCGGACGAGGTGACACGGTAAAGCGCAAGGATCCTTCCCGTGTTGTCCGACCCACTCGTGCCTACCGCCGGATAGTCATACCCCTTCTGGTTCACATAGATGAACTTGCCGCTCGGTGCTTTGAGACGAAGGTTATATTTCTTCGCTTCAAGAACGACGTCGTAGATCGTGCTCGAACCGGACGCCGTCTGTGCGGAAAGATCCAGAAGGCCGTGCGTCGTGGAACTGTATCCGCCTGTCATCACGGATTCGGATATCTTCATCCACTCATTTCCGCTCTTGGACGTGATGTTCCCGGTGATCGTGGCGTTCGTAGCCGTAAGCGCCCCGGCGGTCGTTACCTGGAACGCGCCGCTGCCGATGTTGATGGAGCCCTTCTTCATCGTCAGAGCCCCGGTGCTTAAGTTGAAGGTCGTATTTGAACCGGAGTCCGCAAGCGTCCCGGTCGCGATATAGGTGGCGTTGATATACAGTTTCCCGTTCGAGAGGTAAATGCCCTGTGTCTCGCCGTTGTTGGTCAGACGGTTGAATATCTCTGTCTGGTCTTCCGCCTCCATCACCCAGCGCGTCCCGTCGTAGGTGAAATTGACCATGGACCCTGCCGTCCAGTAATACTTCGCCGCGATCGTAGTACCCTTGGCATAGATCGCTTTTGCGCCCGTGCTGTTGACGTTCAGCGTCGGGCTTGCCGCGGTATTGGCATAGGTGAACTTCACGCTGATCCGCGCCCCGGTAAAGAGTTCAAAGTTCGACAGCGATACGACCTTCGCGACCGTCCCCGCCGCCGTGCTGCTCGTGCCGTATTTCGCTGACGCCCTGTTCTTTGCGGAATTGGCCGTGGTGTCGTCCGTATACTTGTTTCTCTTCACCCAGTCGGACGCTGTATAACTACCGCTTGTCCGCTGCGTGATGCAGGTCATGATGTCGGATGTGGACGAGTTGAACCACAGGTCGCCGACATAGTAGGGAACCGTCGGAGTGGACGTGAATACCTGCGCTTTTCCGTCGATGGTATCGAACACCGCTTTCGGCGGGTTTGCCGTCAGTTCCTGCCAGGCGGTTCCGCTCCATCTGTAATACTTCTGCACAGAGGATGTCGAGTTATACCAGAGATCGCCCTTGTGCTGATTCTTCAAAGCGGCCGTTGTCCAGGCCGTGGACGGGTCTGACGTCTGATACCAGGTCTCCGCCTTGCCGTCCACCTGCTCACCGATCTGCTCGATGGTTTCGATCACGCCGGCCAGATTTTCATCTATCTTGTTTTCAATGGCGTCCACAAAGGTCTCGCTGCCGATCTTCGCACCCGTCCAGGACAGCTTGAACTCCCCGGTCTCAAGATCCCAGTAGTTATTTCCCATAAGGTCGGCGATCCGTCCCGCCCGGATGATATCCGCGTTCAGGATCCCGGCCGTGATGAAATCCGCAACGATCGACCCGTCAAGCGTGATGGCAAGCTCATAAGGCCCCGCGTATCCGTTCTTCGAATAGGCGAGACCGTTTAAGTTCCATCTCCAGAGCTTCGTTGCCGTCTGCACGTCGTTCGTGTCCATGATCAGCTGTTCGTCGGCAGTCGTGACAACATACCCGTGCGTCGCGGCGTTTATGATCTCCGTCGCGTTCTGCTTCGCCTCCTCCAGGATGAGGTGCGTACTCGGGAACTGTTCTTTTATCTTCGTGATGAAAGCTGTCCCGGGCTTCGAGGTGCGCTCCGCTATGCCCGCAGGGACCGCCGTGCCGAGCGTCACGGTATCCTCTTCCGGCTCCGCAAGGTTGTACACCCGCTTGCTGATAAGGATCCGTTCGTTTAATCCGTGCACCTTGCTCCTGCAAAACACATAGTCTCCAAGGGCAAGTTCCTCGATATCGGTATCGAGGAGGCTTAGGTCCAGGGCGTTCAGTTCAAGGACAAGGCTTGCGAACTGGGAACTCGTAAGATACTGCTGCGCCTTTGTTTTCAGGTTTGCCGGGACGGTCACGTCATCAAAATTGATGACCTTGCAGATCCATCCGTAGGTCTGTACCGCCTCCGGCAGATATACGAACACGCTCCCGGCATTGACGGACGCCACCGTAAGGTAAGCATCCAGCGCCTCGATATCGCTATCCTCGAGCCGCTCTCCCAGCGGGATGACAGCTGTCGCGATATCTGTGGCATCGAGCGTTTTCGAGTAGTCCAGAAGGTTGTATCCGAAATCGATGGTCTGCTCCGTCACATGCGAGAAGTCAGCTATATAGTCAAGGTACCGCTTTCCGTTTTCTTTTCTGACCTGCAGATAGCCGCCAAGCCTCCCGATCAGCTTGTCTTTTATATCATCGAGCGTCGTTTCCCAGTTCGTGTACCGGTACAGGCTGTCATTAAGGTCCGTAACTGTGACCTGCCCGACCGTGAAGGTCTTGTCTATCCCCGGTTTCCCTGTGACCTGGCTGTTGTGCTTTGCCACAAGTTTCTCCAGAAAGCCCCGGACCGTGACGCCGTGGTACTCCGCCGGCTCCTGTATGGTATCGAGCAGATAGGCAAGTTCCCCTTCACACGTCACGCTCTTTGCGTTGTCGAAATCCGTCACGATATCGATGACACGGCCCCGGAAGATATCCGTGTCATTTTTCGTGACCCGCACCTCCGTCACCATTTCCTTTAAGGAATCGTATGCCGGATTGGACGGGTAGATCTTAAACGTAAAAGAGCCGGACTTGTTCACTTCAAGACTGACTCTCGGCGAAATGAGCTCATGATCTCTGCTGCCGGGAAAGTACGCCGCCTCCCCGTCAAAATACACTTTATACATCAGAGCCTTCCTCCTCTGGCTGTTACTGTGACCGTTCCGTATCCTGTGAATCTAAGGCTCCCGGAGGATGGGAACGAGATATCCGGGATCACCTGATCACCGTTTCGTAAGCTATAGGCAGTCCCGTTAAATGTGACGGTCATGGTCCTTCCTGTCGTGATCGCCGCGTTGAACTCCGGAACGATGGGTATTTCACTGTTGCTGATCGTGATCGTTTTCGTGCTCGACCCTCCGGAAAGCGACGCCGACGCCGTTTTGGGAGTCAGGTCGTAGCGGTAAGGCTCACACTCCACATCCATCGTGAACTTCCCGAGCCTTCCGGTCTTTTCAAAGTCGCCCCTGATGCTTGCACGCCCCGTGAAATAATGAGCCTGATCGTAATCGAATAAAAGCTGATCGATCTTCTTTCCGTGATAGAGGCTGATGAACTCGTCAAGGAAATACGGCCAGTCCCTGCGCATCCCGCCAAACTGCAGCGTGATGAGCCTGTTTTCATATTCGCAGCGGCCGGTCAGCGCTTCTGAGAGGTCAAGATCCCCGCTCCTGCCCGGGACTTTCACAAAGTGCGTCTTCGGGACAGGAGGAGGGATACAGTTGTTTTCATTTATAAGATGGAGTCCGAAGTCCCCGTATGAATGGAGACCGTCAATTGATACGCCTTTCATTTATCCCCTTTCCGCAAACTTCTGCATCCTGCCAAGGCTCCTGTCCATCTCCCCGGTCAGTTTCGTCCTGTCAAGGTAAATGTCCGTGTTCTTTTCCGCCAGCACCTTTAAAAACGGCAGATATTCCGCAAGCATGGACGCAAGGTCCATCTGCCCTGCGTTTACTCTGCCGCCGCCAGCGAGGGCCAGTTCTCCGGATGCGAATGACGGGATCTTTACCGAATCGGCGATCATGGCGTTCACTTCCGGCATCTCCTCTTCATAGCCGATGGCAAAGCCTTCTGCCGTGTAAGCGCCGAGTTCTTTAAAGACCTTAGACGGCGAGGCGATGCCAAGGGCATACTTGGCAGCCCAGATCGCGTTGCTGCACACGCTTGAGATCGCGCTCACGACAGAAGACGCGCCTCCGTAAATACCGCCGACAAGACCGCTGATCACGTTTCCGCCGATGGTATCGAAGTTCCCCCAGTAAAGGCCCTTGTCCATCGCGGACATAGCCTGGTATGCAACGGAACTTGCCTCGTTCACAGCCTTGTAGGAGTTTCCGGAAATACCGCTTTCAAGCCCGGAGAGGATGTTCGCGCCGATCCCGGAAAAGACAGAGGAACTCCCCCATCCGGTCCCGAGCGTGCTGTTCGTTTCGCTTACCACGTCCTGCATGGCGGAGCGCATGGATGAGGACGGCGCATCGCTGTTTCCCGTGATGCCGTCCGATAAGCCCTGCATAAGGTTCTCGCCGATGTCCTTGTAGACCCTGGACGGGCTGTGAAGATCGAAGAACGTATAGGAGCCGTCAAGCATGGACTTGTGCGAGTTGAGAAGTTCCTCCCGTGCCTCGTTGCTTAAGACATTGATGCCTTCTATCATGCCGGCCGGGATGTTCTCCCCGACTTCCTTCGCCTTGTTCTTAATGCCCTCTTTGCTGTTCTCCAGCTCATCGACCATAACGCCTGTGGCTTCCGCCACCTCTTCCCCGGCCGTTTCCGCAAGGGTGATGGACTCCGCCCACATCTGGTTGGCTTTTTCCAGTTCCTCGTCGGTCATGGCCGCGAAGGTCGCGACATAGCCCGCGCCGTCAGGGCCCATATCCGCCAGGTACTGCAGAAGCCCCTGGTTGATGCCCCGGTCCGCAAGGGTCTGGATGTTGGCTGACCAGTTGTTCACGCCGTCGATCTGGGACTGCATGTTGGTCAGGAGTTCTTCCGTGGTCAGCGCCATCTCGCCGTTGAAGGCCGCGAACATATCGATCTGGTCAGAGATGTTCTCGATGATCGTCTGGGTGGCGTCCTCTACGGATTCCTCCATAGACTCCATCGCCTCTTCTGTCACCTCGGCGGTCTCTTCGACTTCCGTCTCAATATTCCCATAAGCGTCGACAATATATCCGCTCTCCTCGATGTGCTGCTCCATGTAGCCGTAGACGGTCTCATAGGTAGCATCGAGTTCGTCATAGCTTGTCCGGAGCCCCTCCATGGATGCCACAGCCTCGTCCCTGGCCTCGTTCAGTTCCCATTCCTGGTCGGAAAGGTCGCAGAGCGCGTAATAGGAATCCTGCGTCACGCCGTTGTACTCAACGTACCCGTTTACGCCTTCCTCACAGATCCTGTTCCGCTCTTCCTGTATCCCGGCCAGTTTCTCCTCGATCTTTGCGACGTTGTCCTCGGCCTCGGCAAGCGCGATCTCCATATCGACCTGCTGCGAGGTGATCTCGGAAAGTTTCTCCTGTGCTGCCTTCGCCTTGTTATAGGCTACATTCGCTTCAACGGCCTCAAGGATCGCCTCCTTGGACATATTCAAAGCCCCGGTCTCCTCATCGATAGCGAGAGTCAGTCCCGGGACCATTTCATTCAGTTTGTCTATGATATCGAGCATCCGCTGTTTGGATGCGCGGGTTGTCTCGCTCGACTCCGAAAGCTCGATCAGTTTTCCGGCAAGGTTCTCTGTCGCTGTCCCTTCCGCGTCAAGGCTTACGACCTGGTCATCCCAGGCTTTCGTGCTCTCGTCCGCCTTCTCCGCGATATCGTCCATCTCCTCATTGAGTTCACGTGTGGATTCGATAAGGAGGTCGGTCTCTGTCTTCGTGGCCTCGCAGTTCGATGCGAAGATCACAAGCGCCGTGACCGCAGCGCCGATGGCCGTGGCCAGAAGGACATACGGGTTCATATTCGCGATCACGTTGAATGCCGCCTGCGCCACCCCAGCTGATTCCGTAGCAGCGATGAATCCCCGGATCGCCGTCACACAGGTCTCGACTATGGGAGCCACTTTAAATACAAGCAGTCCCGTACCGATACCGGCAAGGACGCCGATCACGACCTCCCTGTTGTCGATCAGCCAGGTAAGGGCTTCTATCGCTACCTCAAGTGCGCCTTTGGCAAACTCCATGACATCCCCGGCAGCGTCAGCGAACGCGTCCGCAAGATCGTCTACCGCGCGTCCGATGCCGCCGTGCTGCAGCTCGTCGTTCAGATCGGCGATGCTCTCTGTTGCCGTCTGCGCCGCACTGCGGAACGCCCCTTCGAACTTCTCATACAGTGTGATGCCGAGAGCCTCGGTCGTGCTCTTTAGTTTCGTGATATCGCCCTGGAGGTTGTCCTCCATGATATCGGACATCTGCTGCGCGGCGCCCGTGCAGTTCTCAAGGGTACCGTTCAGTTCCAGGTACGCCTCGCTCCCCTGGTTGAGGATGGCATTTAAGGACTTCTGTGCGTTCTTTCCGGCGATGGACGTAACGATGGCCGCCTTTTCCTTATCGGTCATGTCCTTTGTGGCATCGCACAGTTCCACGATGACATCGCCAAGATCCCGGCAGTTGCCCTGGTTGTCAAAGAACTCGACGCCGAGTTCCTCTAACGTATCCCTGGCCCCGCCCGTGTTCGTGGCAAGCCTTGACATGATGATGGACAGGTTCGTACCGGCCATACTGCCCTTGATACCGGCGTTCGCCATGACGCCAAGCGCCGAAGCCACGTCCTCAAGGGAAAAACCGTATGCTCCGGCCGTTGCCGCACAGTTCGTAAAAGACTCTCCAAGAAGATCGACCGTGGTATTGGAGGATGCCTGCGTCTTTGCCAGTACATCCGCATACCGGTTCGCATCCTGTGCCGAGTCCCCGAGAGCCGTCATGGAGTCCGTAAGGATATCCGACGCCCTGGCAAGGTCCATATCCGCGGCCGCCGCAAGGCTGACCACGCCGCCAAGGCCGTCGAGCATCTCGTTCGTATCCCAGCCGGCAAGCGCCATGTACTGCAGGCCTTCTGCGGCTTCTGTCGCGGAGAACTTCGTGGACGCACCGATCTCCTTTGCCAGATCGCGAAGGTCCTCCAGGTCTTTCCCGGTCGCGCCGCAAAGGGACTGCACCTTGCTCATGGCATAGTCGAAGTCCGAGCCGACCTGTATGACCGCGCCGCTGACCTCTTTGACCGCCCCGGCGAGTTTCTTCACAGCGGAAATGATCGCCGTGCTCGTAAGGTTCGCTTTTAAGACATCCCCGAAGGTCGACGTCTCCCTTTTCGCTTCTACGACCTCGTCACCGTATTCGTCGATGGACTTTGCCGTATTGTCTGTGGAACGCTCCGCCTCGTCGAGATACCCGTCGTTCTTCTTCAGTTCCGAATCGAGGTCATGCAGTTCCGCTTCCGCGTTGTTCAGTGAGGTCTGCCATTTCGCGGTATTCTTTTCCGCGTTCACAAACCCCGTCTCGGCTTTGCCCAGCTCCTTCTCGAGTTCGGATACGACCCTTTGCTGCTCTTCGAGTTCTTCGGAAGTGGTATCGGAGGCCTTCTCCATCTCCGACATCCGCTTTTTCGCGTCCTCCAGTTTCTTCTTCAGATCATTGACCTTGTCTGCCGCTTTCTTCTCGGCATCCGCCGCGTTCGCGAGGGCGGTCCTGTATATGCTGATCTTCTCCTTCTGT